ATGGCTCAATAACTTCTACAGTACAAGCAAACACTACAGCAGGATTCAGCATTGTTACTTATACAGGAACAGGTAGTGCGGCTACGATAGGTCATGGACTTGGTAAAGCACCTGCTTGGATTGTAGTTAAAAGTAGGACTACTTCTGCTAATTGGACAGTTAGACATCATAGTACAACTAACAATTATGATTTTCTAAGCCTGAATACAACAGATGCAGCAACAGCAAACGATGGCGCTTGGACACAAACAGATCCAACAACATCTGTTTTTTCAATAGGTACAGCTACATCGGTAAATCAAAACACGATAGGTTATATAGCTTATTGTTTTGCTGAAATTCAAGGATTTAGTAAGTTCGGCAAATATACTGCCTCAGGCGATGCAAATGGTCCGTTCATCCATCTAGGATTTAAACCTGCTTTTATTATGACTAAAAGAACAGATACCGCAGGTTATCATTGGCGTATGTATGATGCAAAAAGAAATCCATTCAATGTTGTAAATGCTAGATTATCAGCCAATAATAATGATACTGAATATTCAGGCACATCTGGTAATGAACATGCTGATTTTTTAAGTAATGGTTTTAAATGGAAAACAGCAGCATCGGACCAAAATGTTAGTGGTGGCACATACGTTTATATGGCATTTGCAGAAAATCCATTTGTAACATCAACAGGAATCCCAACAACAGCGAGGTAAATTATGTGGGCATTGGTAGAATCGGGTAGTATTAGTAAGATAATCAAACAACCCAAACAACAATTAATTGGTGATATAAAATATCCAAGAAATATATTTGAATTATGGTCGAGCTCTGAGTTAGAGGCTATAGGCATTTACGAAGTAGTTGAAGATAATACGAATCTTAAAGATAAAAATTATTATATAAACACAGAGCAAACTTTTACTTTTTCTAGTGGCGCAGTAAAAGCATCTTATGGCACAGCTACGGCGCGGTCATTAGACGATAGTGGTTCTGGTTCTGATTTAGTGAAAGGATTAAAGACAATACACAAAGAATATATAAACAACCACGCTTATACTTTGTTACAATCAAATGATTGGTTAGTGATTAGAAATCAAGAGGCTGGCACTGCGATACCTTCCGCTTGGTCGACATTTAGAACCAATGTAAGGTCTACAGCAGATGATATGAAAAACAAAATAGATGCCGTTAGCGATGTGGATGCTTTGGCAGCTTTATATGTTTATAATGAACAAGACCCGCCCACAAGACCGCTAGGTGAGTGGCCTACAAAACCAAGTTAAAACTAGGAGTAAAAAATGGAAATGATAGTAAATTTAGTGACATGGGTGACAATCATAGTAACCGTGGCCTCATTGATTGCCGCCTCAACGCCCACACCAAAAGACGATGCCTGGATAGGCAAACTTTACAAATTGGTGGATTGGGCCGCTTTAAACATAGGCCGCGCAAAGGAGAAGTAGCATGAGCTGGTGGACTAAGGTAGTGGATTTTATAACAGGAACAGAAAAAGTAGTAGTTAGATCCAGAAATAAAAAAGGTAGATATGTCGCCGATGACGAATCTACACCAGATGTGAATGAGGCCTACACGACAAAAAGGGTCAAAAAAACTAAAAAGGCAAAATAAATGACAACAGTAAAAGACGCTCTCAATGCTATAGAGTCGCATGAACGCGAATGTAGAGCTTTGTATAAGAGCATAGATGCACGACTTGAGGCAGGATCTAAAAGGTTTGATAAGTTAGAAACCATGCTTTGGGCCGTCTATCCTTTTATTGTTGGCGCCGTAGTATTAACTAAATTTATATGAACGAACAAAATAGATTTAGTGGCGACATGGACAGAAATGAGGTCGAAATGGACCTCAACAAATTCATGGATATGATCCGTGAGATATCTGATTTAAAAGATAAAATTAGAGACTTGGAATCAGACTCCAAAGTAAACCCACACCAAAAATGGATTCACCTGGCAAGAGCAGTAGACTCTTGGAGAATTTTTCCTCGCGTGTTTTTAAGCGTTTATATTTTTTTACTTTATTATTCAACCATGTGGTTTATGGGTTTAGAGGAACCCAGCTTAGAGCAATCTGGACTAATATCAATAATAGTTGGTGCTGGGGCGGCATGGTTCGGTCTTTATGCTGGGACCTCAAATTCGTCTAAGGGTTTTAAAGGCGAAGATTAATGGACCAAGCGTTCAGCTTGATCGCAGACGTTGGTGTTCCGATAGCCAGCGGCCTAGTAATGGGTTACTTTATTTTTTTAATTATGAAACAGCTTATGTCTGGCCTTGTTAATGATATAAAGGGTGTTGAGTCTATTACTAAAATGCTTATTACCAGAGCCTCCATAATGAACAACGACATGATAAGAATAGATACCAGCGTTTCCTCTGCTTTAGATTTAAGTCCAGACCTTACACGAATCGCAAGAGCAGAAAACTTTGTAGAAGATGGAAAAATTGATGCCAGGAGAGATTAATGGATATTGTTGCCCTGGTCGAAGAGTTTGGTTTCACAACAGTTATGGTTGTTGGCCTAGGCTACTTTGTTTACTACGTCTGGGTAACAATAACTAAAACAATAGACCCAGCTGTTGGCGAAATGAAGAAAACCATAATAAGATTAACAGACCAATTACGTTTATTGGACCAAGATATGATTAGGTTGCAACAAAAAATTAATACAGTTTTAGAACTAAAAGAAGAAAATAAACTAAAGGATGATTGATTTAATTTTAATTATTTGCGGCTTGTTAATACTAATATCATTATTTCAAGACCCACCGTATTTATGAGTAAAGTTTTTATAGGAATAATATTGGTTTTGGGCCTAGGCTTATATTTTTTATGGAGCGAAAATGCAAGGCTATCACAATTAAATCAAGCCTTTGAGATTAGAAATCAAGAACAGCTCGCCACCATAGAAACTATGCAAAACGACTTCAAAGTGCAATCCGAGGGTCTTTTGGCCCTGCAATCAAAAAATCAAGAAATTCAAGCCGAAATGAATCGGTATCTGGACATTTTCAAAAGACACGATTTAACTAAATTAGCCGCGGCAAAGCCTGGTCTAATAGAACCGAGAGTAAATAATGGAACTAAAAAAGTTTTTGAAAGCATCGAAGAGGACAGTCGCAATATTGATAGCCTCGACAATGGCTTACAGTTGCAGTCTAATCCCTAGCCAGCAACAAGTTAAGGTCGTTTCTAAGCCTATTAAGCGAACCTTTATACAACCCGTCATGCCCAGAGAAATTGATCTAAAAGAACCCTACTGGTATGTTGTATCTGAAAAAAATATAGATGAGTTTCTTACCAGGATTGAAAAAGACCAAGGTAATATAGTTTTTTTTGCTATGTCGGTTCCAGACTACGAATTGATGGCATACAACATGCAAGAATTAAAAAGGTATATTAATGAATTAAAAGAGGTTGTAGTTTATTATAAAAAGGTGACAACAACGGATAATAATAAAGATGAGTAACGGACCAGATGCCTTTGTTTATCAGGCCGAGTTAGATCGAATAATTGACGGTGATACCTTGGATTGCATTTTAGACCTTGGTTTTGATGTCAAGCTACACAAACAAAGAGTCCGCCTTCACGGTATAGATACACCCGAAAGCAGAACAAGAGATTTAGCAGAAAAAAAACTAGGACTTGCGGCTAAAAAAAGGCTTGGTGAATTATGCCAAGGAAAATTTAGGGTAAAATCACTCGGCAAAGGAAAATATGGCAGAATACTTGGCATACCTTATACAGAAGATGGCGAGGATATTTGTCAAATACTTATCAAAGAAGGCCATGCCGTTGAATATTCGGGTGGCAAAAAAACCAAAGTGTGGGGGGATTATTAACATGCACATATCAGAAGAAGGTAAATCATTAATCAAGAAATTTGAAGGATGTAAGCTAGAGGCTTATTTAGACGCCGTAGACGTGCCTACAATAGCTTACGGCCGAACCAAAGGTGTAAGACTGGGCGACGAGTGTACGCAAGAACAAGCAGACGCCTGGCTAGAGGAAGAGTTAGAAGAATACGGTGGATATGTAAACGATGCTGTAAAAGTGCCATTGACACAAAATCAATTTGATGCGCTGGTTGCATGGACTTATAACCTAGGCCCAACTAACCTCAATAATTCAACCATGTTAAAAGTTTTAAATGAAAATAACTTGGAAGAAGTGCCAGCACAAATGCGGCGCTGGAATAAAGCTGGTGGACAAGTTTTAGAAGGATTAGAGCGCAGAAGGCTTGCCGAGTCTATGTTATTTGAAGGCGATTCTGCCTGGCATGAGGTATAACAGAAAACAAAATTACTTTATACTTTCCTTAGACGCAATGAAGCGTTTAGGGTTAGGTAATTACTATGTCACTACCTAATTACCTATCCCGCCTTTATAAATATGAGTGATGTTTCCCTAAAAGATTTTGATATATTGTCTGAGCAAGACAAAGCCGAGGCTGTAGCTCTTTTAAATAGATACGAACAGCTAGATAAGCAGGATGCTTGTCAAAAAGATTTTATTGGTTTTGTAAAACACATGTGGCCAGAATTTATTGAAGGTCGTCACCATAAAATAATAGCTGATAAGTTTAACAAGATAGCGGACGGTAAATTAAAAAGACTCATAGTATGTTTACCACCAAGGCACTCTAAATCAGAGTTTGCCTCTACTTTTTTTCCTGCTTGGATGATGGGCCGTAGAGGTAATCTTAAAATAATACAAACAACTCACACAGCTGAATTAGCGGTAAGGTTTGGCCGTAAAGTAAGAAATATTATAGACAGCGAAGAGTATCAGCATATTTTTCCAGACACTAAACTACAAGCCGATAACAAATCAGCTGGCAGGTGGACAAGCAACCAAGACGGTGAATTCTTTGCCGCTGGTGTCGGTGGTGCGATTACAGGACGTGGTGCTGACCTATTAGTTATTGATGACCCGCACTCTGAACAAGATGCGCTTTCACCAAAAGCGCTAGAAAGTGCCTATGAATGGTACACCTCTGGACCTAGGCAACGTTTACAACCAGGCGGCATTATAGTGATAGTAATGACAAGATGGTCAACAAAAGACCTGGTTGGTAAAGTTTTACAAAAACAAGGCGATGACAATGCCGACCAATGGGATGTTGTTGAATTTCCTGCGATTATGCCAGAGTCCGAAAAACCGTTATGGCCAGAGTTTTGGAAGAAGGAAGAATTGCTAGGTGTCAAAGCCTCTTTGCCCGTTAGTAAATGGAACTCACAGTGGATGCAAAACCCTACAGCAGAGGAAGGATCTATTGTCAAAAGAGAGTGGTGGAAAAGGTGGGAATATGAGGATATTCCACCGTATTCGTATGTTATACAAAGCTATGATACTGCCTTCTCTAAAAAAGAAACTGCGGATTATTCTGCAATCACAACCTGGGCCATATTTAACGCAGGCGATGAAACGGCCGATGCAATCATCCTTTTAGATGCAAAAAGAGTAAGAGTGGACTTTCCAGAGCTCAAAAGACTTGCTATGGAAGAATACAGATATTGGAATCCAGATTGTGTCTTAATAGAGGCAAAAGCCTCTGGAACACCTTTGACCCACGAACTAAGGCGTATGGGTATTCCTGTAACAGCTTACAGTCCTAGTCGCGGCCAAGACAAAATAGCCAGGATGAATTCTGTAGCGCCGATATTTGAGTCGGGTATGGTCTGGGCCCCAGATCACGATTTTGCCGACGAAGTGATTGAGGAAATGGCATCATTTCCATTTGGCGATTATGATGACTATTGCGATAGTGCTACAATGGCTTTGATGAGATTTAGACAAGGTGGTTTTGTTTCACTTGAAGAAGATTATCAAGACGAGGTAAGGCTTTTAAAATCTAACAGACAAGTATATTATTAATGAAGATATATATAACTAAATTTACCCATGACGGCGAAGAATTTGCAGGACCTAACATTCATGCAGAAAATATGGATAATGCTGAACTTATTGCTGAGTCACAAGGATTAGTGGTTATGGGTGAATTACAAGACATAATACAGGCACATGAAACGGAACTTGAGCCAAAGGTATTACACTAATTATGGCAGTAGAAAAAGTATTAGACGCTGAAAATTCACCTGATATAAAAAATCAATCTACTACGGTTGAGGTTTTTCCAGAAGAAACAAGACAAGAACAGATAGCGAACGCCGCTCAAATAATCGTCGATGAAGAACAGGTGCTTTTAGATGATGAAATGTTGGAACCAGCGACGCCACAAGTGCCGTTCGATTCAAATTTAGTTGATTTTATAGATAAATCTACTTTACAAAAAATAGCCTCTGACTTACTAAGCTCAATCAAAACAGACAAACAATCCAGGTCGGAGTGGGAAAAAACTTACACAGACGGCCTTAAATACTTAGGCATGAAGTTTGATGAATCTAGGTCTCAACCCTTTGAAGGTAGCTCTGGAGTAATACACCCAATACTGGCCGAGGCGGTCACTCAATTCCAGGCCCAGGCCTATAAAGAAATGTTGCCGCCGAAAGGCCCAGTAAAAACAGAAATCATTGGTGCCAGGACCATAGAAACCGAAGATCAAGCTGAGAGAGTTCAAGAGTTTATGAATTATTACATTATGAATGTAATGAGTGACTATGACCCAGAGCTTGATATGCTTTTGTTTTACTTGCCGTTGGCTGGGTCTGCATTTAAAAAGATTTATTATGACAGCGTTACAGGCAAAGCAGTATCTAAGTTTATACCCCCAGAAGATTTAATTGTACCTTACGAGGCCTCGGATATAACTTCGGCTGAAAGGATTACCCATGCAATCAGCATGTCATTAAATGAAGTACGAAAACAACAACTTACTGGTTTCTATGCAAACGTAGAAATTAACGAAGAAACTTATGATGACACTGAATCAGAAATAGAAAAGGCTATTGATGATATTCAAGGTGTAGAGCCAAGCTACAAAGAGGACAGAAATAGAACGATTTACGAAATTCATACCGTTTTAGACATTGCTGGTTTTGAGGATATGGATGAAACGGGCCAAACAACTGGCCTTAAATTACCTTACATCGTTACCATAGATGAGGACTCTTCGACTGTTCTATCTATTAGAAGAAACTTTTTAGAAACAGACCCACTTAAAAATAAAATTAATTACTTTGTCCAATATAAGTTTTTGCCAGGATTAGGTTTTTACGGATTAGGCTTATCACACATGATTGGTGGCCTATCTAAAGCCTCTACATCAATCTTAAGACAACTTATTGACAGCGGTACATTAGCTAACTTACCAGCTGGTTTTAAAGCCAGAGGTATGCGTATTAGGGATGAGGATGAGCCACTGCAACCAGGAGAGTTTAGAGATATAGACACTACAGGCGGTTCTCTTAGAGAAAACCTAATACCTTTACCGATTAAAGAACCAAGCAGTGTGTTGATGCAATTACTGGGATTGTTAGTAGACTCTGGTAAACGTTTTGCGGCAATAGCTGACATGAACGTTGGGGATATGAACCAAGCGATGCCTGTAGGCACTACTGTAGCTTTATTAGAGCGCGGTACGAAAGTAATGTCTGCGATTCACAAAAGATTACATTACGCACAAAAGATGGAGTTCCAGATACTTTCTAAGGTTTTTGCAGAGTATCTGCCACCAGTTTATGAGTTTGCTGTTGGTTCTGGGTCACAAGAAATCAAAAGCATGGACTTTGACGGCCGTATAGACGTTATTCCCGTATCAGACCCAAACATATTTTCACAAAGTCAAAGAGTAACCTTGGCACAAGAATTACTACAGATGGTTCAATCTGCGCCCGATGTGCATGGCCCTATGGGTATTTACGAGGCTTATCGACGTATGTATTCAGCTCTCGGTGTGGACAATGTAGATTCATTGTTACAGCCGCCACCCGATATGACACCAAAACCGATTGATGCGGGTATTGAAAACTCTGGATTATTGATGGGACAGCCAGCTCAAGCCTTTGAGCAACAAAACCACGCGGCTCACTTAGATGCACATAAAAGTCTTTTCTTAACAAGCATTGTCCAAGAAAACCCACAAATTCAGTCAATTATCATTAGTCATTGCATGCAACATTTACAATTCTTGTCTGCTCAATTAGCACAAGAACAGATACCAGAAGAAACGCAAATGCGTATTCAAGAGATTCAAGCGCAGATGCAACAAGTTACTCCACAAGAGGCTCAACAAATTGGTCAACAAATACAGATGATTTTAGACCAATTTAGCGCTCCAATCATGGCCCAACTTACCAATGATTTTCTCCAGTCCATAGGTCAAGGTTCAAGCGAAGATCCTCTTGTGGAAATCAGGAAAACAGAATTAGCACTCAAAGATAAAGAGTTAGACCTTGATGCTAATAAGTTTGTAGCAAAACAAGAACAAAGAGCGCAAGAAAAATTGATGGACGCAGATTTACAAAAAGAACGTATCAATGTGCAAAAATCAATCGCAGATGATAAACTCGAGGTAGCTATTGACAGATTAAAGCAAAACGCAGATCTAAAATTGCTAGAGCTAGAGAGTAAACTTAGGAGATAATATGACAACATCTTATAAACTTGAGGCCGTAACAAAGCTAAAACATGAAAAAGCAAAACAGCGGGCCCAAGAAATGCAGGATCATGCAAAAGCCATAATGGCGGCGCAAGCAAAAAAAGAGGCCAGCGACGCAAGAATAGCCGCAAAACAAAAAATAATTGATGCGGGTGGCGTTGTCCCGAACCCAAAACCTGTTGTAGAGGCAAAGCCAGAACCCAAGAAAAGAGAGGTTAAAAAAGCAACGCCTAAAAAAACTACAGCAAAGAAAACCACAGCAAAAAAAGCGCCAGCAAAGAAAAGAGGTAGACCAGCAAAATCCAAAACTAAAAAATAATGGATGATATAGATTTACTCGATAGAGTTAAAAAACTTATTGAAACTCGAGAAAAGCAAATTCAAGAGACTTTAATGTCTGGTGGCCTAAAAGATATTGAACATTATAAATATTTGCAAGGTGAGCTAAGTGCTTTATACTATATTGCAAACGAACTTAGCGACATATATAAAGGTTGATAATGGCAGAAACGAAAAAAGTGGCAGACGCATATATAGATCCCGATGATAGAATTTTGGATCCAGAACTTTTAGACAAATCAATTTTAGACCGCATGCCACAACCTACGGGTTGGAGAATGTTGGTTTTACCATACGCAGGTAAGGCAAAAACCAAAGGCGGTATAGTATTAGCAAAAGAAACAGTAAATAGGGAGGCCCTGGCAACCGTCGTGGCTTATGTGGTTAAAATGGGGCCACAATGTTACAACGACAAAGCAAGATACGGTGATAAGCCATGGTGCGAAGAAAAACAATGGGTTTTAATAGGGCGCTACTCTGGCTCTAGGTTTAAACTTGAAGATGGTGCGGAGGTTAGAATCATCAATGATGATGAGGTCATAGCCACCATTCTCAATCCAGATGACATAGTGAGTTTATGATGAGTGAACAAGAAAATGCTCAAGCTGTTCAGCCAGAGGTTGAAGAGCTAGAAGTAGAGGTAGTAGAACAAGTAGAAAACGCAGAGGCAAAAGCCGAATCTGTTTCTACGGATGATGAGTTAGAGAATTACACAAAAGGTGTATCAAAAAGAATTAACAAGCTAAATGAGCGTAACAGAGCCGCAGAGGAAAAAGCGGCCAGGTTAGAGCAAATGCTGGCCCAAAAAGAAATGGAAACAGCAAGCATGTTGAAACAAGCACAAGAAACTAAGGCCCAGCTTTTAGTCAAAGAAGAAGAGGCCTTGGAGGCCAAACAATTACAAGCCGATGATTTGTATAAAAAAGCAATACAAGCTAATGACGCTGAATTAATAAGCAAGGCTGATACCTTAAAAAGCGATTTAAGTATTCAAAAAGAAAAACTTAAAATCGCAAAACAACAAGCAGAACAACAAAATTTCCAGAATCCGATGCCTGTGCAACAACCAGAGCAGGTAGCGCAAGCACAACCGCAACCAGAACCCTCCAGAGAGGCCAAAGAGTGGCACTCTGAAAACTCTTGGTACGGCGATGATTCTGACCCAACCAATCAACAAGCTACGCAGTTTGCGTACTTTACTCATTTTAATTTAATTAACGAAGGCTATGAGGCTGACTCACAAGAATACTATGACCAGCTTAATAGTCGCGTTTATAAAGTTTATCCAGATCTTCAACAATCTGGTGATAATGTCGAGCAATCAGAAGGTAGACCCGCTGTGCAAAGAGTCGCCTCAACCTCTGTGGGAGGTCGACAAAAAACACAAGGCAAAAAGAACGGTGTAACTTTCTCTAAATCGGAAGTTGAGCGTCTCAGAGGGTTGAAACCACACAATATGACAGAAGATGCGTGGTTGAAATCTGTTGCTAAAGAAAAACAAAAAATAGCCAACAGGGAGGCAAAATGAACGAAGAAAAAGTAACTACAACCAGACAATCCCGTGAATCCGAGAGTCACGCTAATACTACTCGTAGACAACCATGGAGGCCAGTTAGAAAGCTAGAAACCCCTACCCCACCAGAAGGATATGAATATCGTTGGATAAGAGAATCCATGCTGGGCCAAGAGGATAGAAGTAATGTAAGCAAAAGACTAAGGGAAGGTTGGGAACTCGTAAGAGGTACTGATTTACCCACAGAATTTGTCTTACCTACTATGGAAGAAGGCAGACACGCTGGCATAGTTTATAACGATGGACTACTTTTAGCGAAGATTCCTGTGGAGACCAAGAATGAGCGTAATGCTTATTATGAGGGTCAAACAGCTAAAAAACGTGAGGCACTGGATAACAACATGTTCAATGAGTCGCGTAAAGATAGCCGTTATGTGCAGTATGATTCAAAAAGGGAGTCTAATGTTACTTTTGGGAAAAAGTAACAACATATAATAGGAGCGAAAAATGGCTAATAGTGATAGCGCATTTGGATGCAAACCTGTTCGTATGATGGGTGGAGCACCATACTCTGGTGGTCAATCAAGATACAGAATCGCAAGTGGAGCTACAACTCCAATCTTTCAAGGCGATTTGGTAACTCAATTGACAGCTGGTGTTATTGGTAGACATACCGCAACTGGTACTGTTCCGATTGTCGGAGTGTTTAACGGTGTTCAATACACTGATCCAACCACAGGCGAGCAAGTTTTCAAAAACACATATCCTGGCAGTATTTCTGCTAGTGATATAATCGCAAGCGTAATAGATGATCCAAACGTAGTGTTTGAGGTCCAAGCAGATGATACATTTCCTGTAGCTGATCTGTTCGGTAACTTTGACATTGTTGATGGTTCACCTGTTGGCGATACTAAGTCTGGAAGGTCAAACCTTGAATTAGACGTAACTACTGGTGCTACGACCGCAACGTTACCTCTCAAGGCAATTGATATCTCCCAGGATCCCGATAACGATGACGTAGCATCAAGCAACACCAATGTTCTTTGTGTGATTCAAAACCACATCATGGGGCAGAAAGGTGCTGGCCTAGCGTAAGGAGTAAATAATGGCAATATCAAGAGCTCAACTAGCTAAAGAGCTAGAACCAGGTCTGAATTCATTATTTGGTCTTAACTATGATGAATACGATCGTGAATACGAAGAGATCTTCACTATTGAAGATTCCAACCGTGCCTTTGAAGAAGAAGTATTAATTACTGGCTTCGGATCTGCGCCGACTAAAACCGAAGGTCAAGGAGTAGTCTTTGACAACGCGTCTGAAAGTTTCAGTGCACGTTACACCCACGATACAGTGGCGTTAGCGTTTGCTCTAACAGAAGAGGCTGTTGAAGATAACCTTTACGACTCACTCGGGAAAAGATACGTTAAAGCACTAGCAAAATCTATGGCTCATACCAAAGAGGTTAAAGGTGCGGACGTTCTCAATAATGCTTTCTCATCCAGCTTTACTGGAGGAGACGGTGTTTCATTAATTAACACTGCTCACCCACTTGCAGGTGGTGGAACAGCGGCTAATAGACAAACAACTATGGCCGACCTTAATGAAACTTCATTAGAGGACGATTTAATTAGTATCTCAACTTTCACAGATGACAAAGGATTAACCATATCCGTGCAAGCCGATAAATTAATTGTGCCTCCGCAACTCGTTTTCGTTGCTGATAGGATTCTTAATTCACCAGGCAGAACTGGAACATCTGATAATGACTTGAACGCTATTAAGAACACAGGTGTTCTTCCTGGCGGCTATTCAGTAAACCATTATCTGAACGACCCAGACGCATACTTCATCTTAACTTCTGTAACAGCAATGGGCGATGGCCTTAAAATGTTCCAGAGAACTGGCATGGAAACATCCATGGAACCAGATTTCTCAACTGGTAACATCCGTTACAAAGCGCGTGAAAGATACTCATTTGGTTTCTCTGATTGGAGAGGAATCTTCGGATCACAAGGTGCGTAAATAGAACGACTGAAATACCGTTTTTAACTCAAGTATTTCAAATTAAGGGCCCACCAGGGCCCTTTTTTTTGGCCTAAATTAATTACAAATAATATGTATAAAAACTTGTAAATATGTGCAATATTTAGTATATTAGACATGTGGGAAGTAAAATTAATAAACAAGCCAGGGAGGGCAAAATGATTACAGTATTTCATGCAAACGAGTTTGGTGATAACACCAAAGGTTACACCAAAGTAGCGGAGGTCAATGTTGACCGTATTTCTGATGCGTTTTATTACACTCAAAACCTGAACGGGGGTTCTTGGTCAAGGGGTCCAGAGTTTGAGTTTGACGGCAAGAAAATTGTCAATGACGACTTTCACCCAGAGGTTAAGGTTACAACTGACCTTGCCATTAGCAAAAGAACAGGCGAGCCTATGGGTTTAAGGTCTACTTCTAGTGGCGACGTAATTTATGACGGTAACAAAAACAAATACTGGTTCCTGGTTCCGCTTGGTCCAATGGACGATGACATTCTTTACAAAACACATGGTCAAACTGTTGTCATCGACAACTTTGATATTGACGGTTTCATTTACAACGACAAGGAGGTGGCGTAATGGATATTAAAAATTTAGATTGGTTTGTTAGTGCCAAAAAAAAGTGGGGTAAAAGAGTCGCTATCTACGATGGCACTGATTATGGTTTAAAAGGCACTGTTGCCGTAGTTGATTTTATGAGAGGTTATATTCCGCTTACTGATTCTTCTAAAGCCAGCATGAGAGGTTATATTCCGCTTTATGATTCTAAGAATAGCAATTATGTAAAATGGGACCAAGTAAAAATAGATGCTTGGAACAAAAAACAAGGATTAACGGACGAAGAGGTCCAAGCGTTGATTGACCAAAGTTTTATACCTGTTAAAAAAAAGGAGGTGGCGTAGTGGAATATGAATTTAAACCAAAAATAGATTTGGACGGTGATTATTATATACCGCCTTATAATAAAGGCGACATGGGTGTTAGCGAAGGTAATTATGTTATTTGGTACAAGCAAATAATGTATTTATGCAAAGGCTGGGGTTGCACACCAAATCAACTTTGTAAATGGCTTGATGCAGAGGGTTTTTTCCTAGAACCAGAGCAGGCTATTGGTTACAGAGAAGGTTGGAAAACAGCGCAAAAATTTGTGGAGGGGGTGTAATGCACAACGAATATGTAATGTTAGAGGAGGTCACAACAGACTTAATTGAGGTGTTAAACAAATGGTTTCCTAAACTTGACTGCGGCTACTACAAACAAAAAGATGAAGATACTGTTAAAGAATTACTTGCAAACATTCATCAAATGAATAAGGCAAATATGGCGATAATTTATCCACCCAAGGAAAAAACATGATTGAAAAGATATATTTAGACATGGACGGAGTTTTAGCTGACTTCGTTACAGGCGTCCAAGGCCCAGACTTTCTTAACGGGCCCCTGTGGAACGAGCAAACTTACGATCATCGCAAGGTAGAGTTTACTAACAAAAGGTTATTTAGAAACTTGCCTTACATGCCAGGAGCGTTAGATTTAATTGCCTGGGTAAAAGATTCTAAACTCCCTTGGGAAATCCTTACTTGCTCTGGATTAATCAATAGGCCTTTAGTAGTTGCAGACAAGACCGAGTGGATAAGACAATATATTTGTCCAAGCGTAGTCGTATCATCAACTTTAAAAGGTAAAGACAAAAAGATATTTGCTAGGCCCGACCATGTTCTGGTTGATGATAAAAAGTCTAACATTCAGCACTGGGAGGAGGCTGGCGGCATTGGTATATTGCACAAAGACCCTAAAGAAACGCTCGATATTTTAGACTCTCTTCACTTGCTAAAGTAATTCCTTGAGTGTAGTATCTAATTAACAATATTAATTAGCTTGATGAGGGGCGGCTTGCCGCTTTCCATTAATACAAACAAAGGAGTTCATAATGGCTAATCCACATTTTCAAAACCAAATACAATGGGCGGGTAACACCGTTGCAACCAAGGCAAAAAAAGATCAACCGATGTTTATGCCTTTACCTTCTGACCAAACACACTATGGTTATTTCAATGATTTTATGACCTACAACAGTGGTGACTGGACAGTTACAACAACCGAGGCAGGAACAGGCTCCGCAACAGAGGCAATTACTTCTGGTGCTGGTGGTCAACTTTTGCTTACTAACGCGGCTGGCGATAACGACTTAGACTTTCTACAACTAAAAGGCGAGTCTTTTTTAATAACTGGCTCAAAAAGAGCTTATTTTTCAGCTAGGTTTAAAGTTAGTGACGCAACTCAATCTGACTTTGTTATGGGCCTACAAATCACTGACACCACTCCATTAGCGGTTTCAGACGGTATTTTCTTTATTAAAGACGACGGTGATACAAACCTTGACTTTATCGTTGAAAAAGACAGCACATCGACAGATACAACTGCAATTCATACAATGGCAGACGATACTTTTGTTACCGTAGCTTTCTTTGTAGACCCAGATACATCATTGGTTCATTACTCTGTTAATAATGCAGAGCCAGTCGGTGTTGTAAACACTAATCTACCAGACAATGAAGAATTAACTGTATCATTCGGTATTCAAAACGGTGAGGCCGCGGCCAAAACCATGACTATTGATTACGTTACAGCTATCGTAGAGAGATAAAATGGCAGACGCAGTAACCTCTCAAACCATTCAAGATGGTGAAAGAACTGCTGTTTTGCGGTTCACTAATGTTTCAGATGGCACAGGTGAATCTGCTGTAAAAAAAGTAGACGTTTCAGCTTTAGGGTCAAACGCAAGAGGACAAGCATGCACTGAGGTCCATATTCAAAGAATATGGTGGTCTTGTGTTGGCATGTCGGTCAAAATTGATTTTGATGCTACATCAAACGTATTAGCTATAGGTTTACCAGCCGATTCAACTGGCGATGAATACTATGACACTTTCACCGCTATTCCAAATAATGCTGGTTCTGGTAAAACGGGAGATCTTGATTTTACCACTACAGGCCATTCGAGTGGCGACACTTATATGATTATTTTGGAGTTAATCAAGAAATACGACTAATCAATGGCAACAACCAAAGATGTCAAAAGGACTTCCAGCGGTAGGCTTACCTACCGCGGTGAGTCCTTTCCTGGTTATAACAAACAAAAACGGACACCCGGCAAAAATAAAAAATTTGCTGTGCTTGCAAAAAAAGGCGATCAAGTAAAAATTGTAAGATACGGCGATCCAAACCTTTCAATAAAAAAAGATCAACCAGCTAGACGTAAATCTTTTAGGGCCAGGCATAATTGCGATGCCGTGCAAAAAAAGAAGGATGTCTTTACAGCAGGATATTGGTCATGTAAAAATTGGTA